ATAACGGTAGTAACTATGTTGCTATTGCAAGCACAATTTCTGTTCCAGCAGATGCAACATTAAGTTTTTTAGAAAACCCAATCTATTTAGATGAAACAGATATATTAGCAGTTACAGCAAGTGCTAACAGTGATTTAACTTATTTTGTTTCGTATGAAGAATTAGACGACGCGTAGGAGGTAATTAGCTATGGCAAATGGCGGAATTATCGGACCTGTAAAAGTAGTATGTACACCATCTACTAAAGTCACAACATTTACATCATCAGGAACTTTCCAAAAACGAAACTGCACAACAACAGTACCAGAAATAATGGTAGTTGCTGGTGGTGGTTCAGGAGGAGCTGATTCTGGTGGCGGAGGAGGTGCAGGTGGTTATAGAGTAGCTACTTGTGTTTCAATGCCTAGTGCAGCTTTAGCTGTTACAGTTGGAGGTGGAGGTGCTGGTAGTGCAACCAATCCAGGTAATAATGGTTCAAATTCAGTTATAGCATGTGTAATGACATCTGCTGGTGGTGGCGGGGGTGGTCATAATGGTGTAGGCACTGAAGTAAATGGTTTAGCAGGTGGTTCAGGTGGTGGGGCTTCTAATAATGGAGAAGGCCCTGCAGTAGGAGGTTCTGGTAACACACCTCCCGTTAGTCCATCTCAAGGAAATCCTGGAGGAGATTCTCCAGATGCACAACCAAGAGCTGGTGGTGGCGGTGGTGGAGCTAGTGCAGATGGTGCAGATTCAGCACCAGGCTGTGGTGGTAATGGTGGTAACGGAACATCAAATGATATTACAGGATCTGCTGTAACTTATGCTGGCGGTGGTGGCGGTGGTGCAGTTGCACCAGGGAATGCTGGAAGTGCTGGATCTGGAGGAGGTGGTGCAGGAAACACTACTGGAGCAGCTGGGCCAAGTCAAGCTGGCACTGTTAATACTGGTGGTGGCGGAGGAGGAGTAAGAGATAATCCTCAAGCTGGTGGTGCAGGTGGTTCAGGTATAGTAGTTATAAAAGAAACAACTCCAAAATGTGCATCAGGTGTATGGAGTATTAACGATCATTTCGATCAAGTAAAAAATTCAGAATGGATAACAAGAGCAAACGCATCAGTAAATTTTTTAGTAGTAGCTGGTGGCGCTGGAGGTGGTAGAAATGGTGGCGGTGGTGGTGGTGCTGGTGGTTATCGTGCATCAGGTTTTGGACCATCCCCATTAAGAGCATCAGCATTAAGTTTAGGACCAGGAGATTACACAGTTACAGTTGGAGCTGGTGGAGCGGGAGCTACTAGTCAAGTAGGAGGCAATGGTACAAATTCAGTTTTTGAAAGTATGACATCAACAGGTGGCGGTGGCGGTGCAGGAAACAGTCCTGTAGATGGTAATGATGGTGGATCTGGAGGTGGTGGTGGAGTAGCTGCTCCTGGTGGTGGAGATGGAGGATCAGGTAATACTCCTCCTACAAGTCCATCGCAAGGTAATAATGGTGGTAATGGTCACCCCTGTTCAAGAGGTGGTGGCGGTGGCGGTGCAACAGCAGTTGGTGCTAATGCTTCTTCTAGTGCTGCTGGTGCTGGTGGAGCTGGTGCTCCGAATACAATTTTAGGTCCAGATACAAGTTACGCTGGCGGTGGTGGAGGAGGTACTACAACATGTGGACCTTTTCCACAAGCAGGTGGAGCTGGTGGTGCTGGTGGTGGTGGAGCTGGAGGTGTAGGAAATTCTGGTTGTAATGCTTCATCAAAAGGAACAGATGGATCAGATAATACTGGTGGTGGCGGAGGTGCTGGAACTTATAACGGCTGTGCACTAGGACCTGGTGGAGCAGGTGGTTCAGGAATTGTAGTAGTTAGAGTACCTGCTTCTTATACTTTGTCAGGAAGTCCAACACCTGCTAGAACATTATCTACTCATCCAGGTGGTGATAAAATTGCTAAATTTACAGCGTCAGGAACGTTGACTATAGATTAAAATTAAAATATAAATAAACTTTTAAGGAGAAAATAATATGGCCCATTTTGCAGAATTAGAATCAAAAACAGATCCAACAGGTTTTACATCTGATACACATTTAGTTGTGAAAAGAGTAGTAGTTGTTGCTAACGATGAAGTACCGTCAGATGAACACGCTGATGGTGAAACATGGTGTGTAAATTTTTTTGGTGGTGGAACATGGAAACAAACTTCTTACAATAACAATTTTAGAAAACAATATGCAGGTATAGGTATGATATACAATGCATCAAAAAATAAATTTTTATCAGCGCAACCTTACGCTTCATGGGCACTTGATTCAAGTGACGATTGGCAAGCACCAATAACTTATCCATCAGTAACTGATGATGGTGAAGATACACCTTCATGGACTTATTTTATTAAATGGAACGAAACAAAATACAAAGCTGACAACGATACAGGTTGGGAAGCAACTAAATCAAACGACACAGCGGAAACTCCAACAGTCTATAATTGGAATGGCTCAGCTTGGGTTTCCGAATAGGAGACTTAAATGCCTAGAACCAACGGCGGATTAATTGGTAAAAGAAACATTACTTCTTTCGGGAAGTGTACTGTTACTACCCATACATCATCAGGAACAAAAACATTAGAATCAACAACACAAGTAGTTGATGTTACTATTATATCAGGTGGTGGTGGAGGTTCTTTTAATGGTGGTGGATCTGGTGCTGGTGGGATGAGAACTTTTACTTCCATAAATGTTCCTAAAGGAAGGGTAGCACTTACAATAGGTGGTGGTGGAGCAGGTGGGACTGTTTGTAGTCCTAGATGTGGTTGTCAAGGAGTTTCAAGTACTCTTACTAGTTCTTGTGGACCAATTTCAACAACAGGGGGTGGAGTAGGTGGATGTAGTGGAGTTGCTGGTCAACCTGGAGGTTCTGGCGGTGGAGCTGGAGGCCTTCAATCTTGTGGTCCTCCATCTAGAGCAGGGGGAAGTGCAGTTGCATGTGAAGGTAATGCAGGAGGAGCAACAAGTGATCCTGCAGGAGCAGCTGGTGGTGGTGGAGCTGGTGCAGTTGGTTCAACAGGTGGTTCACCTTTAGTTAGTTCATCAGGGGTTGGTGGAAATGGTGGAGCTGGTGCTGAGAGTCCTTTAAATCCAGGTACAACATATGCAGGTGGCGGTGGCGGTGGAAACTGGGGTGGTGGTAGTCCATCTCCTGCAACTCAACCATGTGGTGGAGCAGGCGGTGGAGGAAAAGGTTCAGGTGGTAACGCAGACAACGCAACAGCAGGAGGCGCTAACACTGGAGGTGGTGGCGGCGGTGGCCGTGCTGGTACTGGTGGAGGTGGTGCAGCTGGTGGATCAGGTGTAATTATTACAAAAGAATTAAACAAAGCAAGTGGTGTATGGAATTTAAAAAGTCAATTAAGAGCATTGCAACAAGGCACATGGCCTAAACCTTTAACTGCTTTTGATATAAATTATTTAGTTGTAGCTGGTGGCGGTGGTGGAGGTAGTAAAGGTCAAGAAGACGTACAAGGTGCTGGTGGTGGAGGTGCTGGAGGTTACAGAGCTTCTGGTTTTGGGCCAAGCCCCTTAAGAGGGTCAGCCATACCTTTTAGTGCTTTTGGTGCAACAGATTTTTCAATAACAGTAGGAGCTGGAGGAGCTGCAGGAGCTAGTGGTCCAGGGCCATCTGGTAGCCCAACAAGACAAGGTTCTGTAGGAAACAATTCAGTATTTAGTACGATCACTTCAGCAGGAGGTGGTCGAGGTGGAGGATCTGGTGGAGTTCCTTCATGTGCTGCTGGAGGAGATGGAGGATCTGGTGGTGGTGGAGGTCCCGCAGCAGGATCTGGTAATACACCTCCTACAGATCCACCTCAAGGAAATAATGGTGCTGCAAGATCAGGTTCACCACAACCATTTTGTGGAGGTGGTGGAGGAGGTGCAAATGCTGCTGCTTCTGGAACTGGTGGAGGTGCTGGTGTACCTAATAATATTAATAATTCATGCACAACATACGCTGGTGGTGGAGGCGGTGGAGGATATTACAGCTGCGGAGGATCTGGTGGAGCAGGTGGTGGTGGTGCAGGAGCAAAAGATGCTAATGCAACTGCTGGAACAGATAATACTGGTGGAGGTGGAGGTGCTACTGGTGGACCCGCTACTAGCACAGCAAGAGCTGGAGGAGCAGGTGGATCAGGCATTGTTATTGTCAGTGCACCTAGTGCTGCAACACTTACAGTTTCACCTGGCACAAACTCAACTTCAACTCATCCAAGTGGAGCTAAAGTTGCAACATTTACAGTATCAGGAACATTGACAGTTGCGTAAATAATAGATATGTTGTTTCCATGGTGGTAAAAGAAAGAATATGAATTTAACAAATTATTATTGGTATTTTCAATCAGCAATCCCAGAACGTATCTGTGATGACATTGTAAAATATGGAAAACAACTTCAAGATCAAATGGCAGTGACTGGTGGATATGGTGGTCGAAAACTAAATGCAAAACAAACAAAAGATTTAAAAAAGAAAAGAAACTCCGACATTGTTTGGATGAGTGATAGATGGATATATAAAGAAATACAACCATACATTCATCAAGCAAACGCAAGTGCTGGTTGGAATTTTCAATGGGACTTTAGTGAGTCTTGTCAATTTACAAAATATACTAAAGGTCAATTTTATGATTGGCACTGTGATGGTTGGGATCAACCTTATCAAAGAGAACAAGGAGATCCATCAAACGGCAAGATTAGAAAGTTATCTGTAACCGTTACACTATCTGATCCTAAAAAATATAAAGGTGGTGAATTAGAATTTGATTTTAGAAACTTAGATCCAGATAAACCTAGAAAACCTGTTAAGTGCAAAGAAATATTACCTAAAGGATCTTTAGTTGTATTTCCTGGTTTTGTATGGCATAGAGTATGTCCAGTAAAAAGTGGAGAAAGAAACAGTTTGGTTATTTGGAATTTAGGATGGCCTTATAAATAGGAGAAATATGAAAAAGAAAAAAAGTAAAAAAACAAAACAAGAATTAATGTTTCCAAAACAATTAGCAAGAGAAGACTTATTTAAATGTCCTATATGGTTTGGAGATGAGCCTGGATTTGTTAATGAATTAAATAAAGCATCTGATTCTTACATAGAAGATTCTAAAAAAAATTTAAAAGAAACAATAGATAAACGAAATAAAAAGTTTGGTAACAAAGGAGATATGGGGCATGTGTTTCATTCAACAAGTTTAATAGGTGATCCTAAATTTAAAAAATTACAAGATTATGTAGGAGCAACTGCACATAATTTATTAATTGAAATGGGTTTTGATATGACTAATTATCAATTATTTATTACAGAAATGTGGGTACAAGAGTTTGCTAAAAAAGGTGCTGGTCATCACACATTACATACACATTGGAATGGTCACATATCTGGTTTTTATTTTTTAAAAGCAAGTGAAGCAACATCTATGCCATTATTTGAAGACCCTAGACCAGGTAATATTATGAATCTTTTACCAGAAGCAGATAAGACAAAAGTAACTTATGCATCATCACAAATTAATTATAAAGTACAACCAGGAAGAACAATGTTTTTTCCATCTTATATGCCTCATCAATACATAGTAGATATGGGGTATGAGCCATTTAGGTTTATACATTGGAATTGTCAAGCAATACCAAAGGTAGTATTAAATGCAAAATAAAGATATGAAGAAAGCTTTTATTAAAACTATACTAGAATCTAGTCCATTAAAAACTAAACCAAATTTTATAGATAATTTTTTAAAATCTAAAATGCAATTGAAAGGTAAAAATGTCATTAAAAAAATCGGCGTTCCAAAAAAATAAATACTCTGTTTTAAAAAATGCAATCTCACCAGAGATAGCTAATTTTGTATATAATTATTTTTTAAACAAAAGAAAAGTTGCAAGGTTTTTATTTGATCAAAAATATATATCACCTTTTACAGAATACTTTGGAGTGTGGAATGATGAACAAGTGCCAAACACCTATTCGCATTATAGTGACATTGTAATGGAAACTTTATTAGAACAAGTAAAACCTGTTATGGAAAAACATACAAGTTTAAAACTATCTCCTACATATGCATATGCTAGAATTTATAAAAAAGGAGACGTTCTTG